CTTTAAACTAGCTGGCTTTTTATAATTCAAAGGATGGCTAACACTGATAGTATCAAGTCGGCAGACAGTTTCGAGCCAAACGTAAAGACCCTGGCTGACGTTAGGATTTTGTTCAATATCATACCAAGTAAGCGAGATGTTTTCCCATTCTTGCTTACCAGCATAATATACCTTCTCCTGCTGGTGGTCCATCGTTAATTCGGAATACTTAAAGCTTGGTCGTTTAGCTTTCTGTAAAACCAACAGTTCCTTCGAAGTCCAACCCGAATTTCCTCTACCAAGGGTCTCGAAAAACCATCGGTATGCTCTTCTTGTTTCTAATTGATTTGTCGGCGAATTTGCTCCAAAGCCGCCGCTTCCGTTAATATTAAATCCTGGCATGTTGTCTCCTTAGAAAGTAAGTTATGTTTATTAGACGGTTACGAGGCCAGCAGCAGCAAGCGATTCTTCGGCAGCAAATGATGCACCAGTCTTTAAAACTGCTAGATTTAAAGCAACGAATTCGACAGTCTTCGTTGGTTGCAGGAACACCGTTACCCACAACTCATTCCGGTCGATTCTCTCAGAAGTATTATTTGATGCATCAACAATAACCTTCCACCCTGATAAACCCCGTCTGGCTGCGATATCAGCAAGGAAAGGTTCGACGACATTTTTAATCTGCGCCCACAGCGTCTTATCATTTGGTTCGAAGATGTAATTCCTAAGAGTGCTTGTAAGTGCCTTCTTAATATAGATCATTAACATCCTGACATTTACCCTATCGAGGGCAGTAGGGGAACGCTGAAGAGTCCTCTGGCCAAACACCACTATACCCTCTTGTGCGAAATTCACGATAGGATTTACGCAATTTCCAGATCCATAAAGAAGATCGCGTTCAGATTGTGTTGGGTTATACTCTACAGTTAAGGCAGTATTAATAATGCCACGTCGAAGACCGGCTGGAGCGAACCAGACTTCTGTATTCTGCGCAGTTCTCGAGAAGATACCAGCAACATGGCCTGAAGGTGGTACCCATCGTTCCTCGCTACTAAATTGATCGAAAATTCTTAACCAACTCCAGTACAGGGCGCCATAAGAGCTGTTAATAGCTTTATCTAGATCGTCGTAAAGAATACCGTTATGCCAATCGACCACCTGCTGCGGCCTAAGCCCAATTGGTGGGTCTATGATATACAACACGTCTCCACGATTTTCACATAGCTGTAGAGCGGAACCAATCACAGCGCCAGAACTAAACCCTGGTATTAACAGTAGATTAATATCAAATGCCTCAGGATTCTGGAAAGCATAAAGCCCAGTGGAAGTTGCTGGATTACCGATTACAGCAGCATCTAGATAAGTAGCTGAAAGAGCAGGATCAGAAGGGATGCCATTGGCCATCCCTCTAAATTGTCTGTTGCTAAAAGAGGCTGGTTCTCTAACGCTCACAGGTATTTCTAAAGGATCGTTGGTATACTCTGGTCTTTCGATCCAGTTTATAGTGCTGTTGCCGGCCGTGCCGCCAACTGAGGATCCAGGATTAAGAATATTACCAACATATCTGCTATCGTCGGGATCAAATGATACATCCGAGATCACGTCTGTTGAAAATCCTTGAGAATCTTTGATCGTCAAAGTATAGCTGTGCCTCGATGATCCAGAGATACCAGCAGTAGCTTGTAATGAGATAGTATGGCCGCTATAGGTGTCTTTAACACTATCATAGCTACCGATCCAGGTACCCGCTGATGTGCCGACGAACCAACCGACAATACTTTGATAATAGGCAGAATCTTGGGCGCATTGTTCAGACGACGGATCATCCTCACATGATTGAGGAGTATAGGGATCCTCGCTTTCGATAGGCAATAGAGCTCGATTATCGAAGAAACCTCTGTAATTACCACCATAAGGATATAAAACACCGACTTCTTCGGTAAACCTTAAAGTCTTTAAGTTAGAATAGCTGGCCAACAAATAGAGCGCATCTAGTTCATTGTTAGGTGTAGTAGCAATAACAAGAGCCATGCTTGATGAATTCGGCACGTCTATCGCAAAAGATTCAAAGTATTCGACGCCAGCGACTGATCCTGAACTAGTTAGCTGAGCAGCGATGCTGGTAGCAGACTGGTTTAATCCTGTTAATATAGAAGAAGTAATAGTTTTAGTGCCTGACGACGAAACCACTTTAACGACTACTTGGTTGTTGTCGACAGAAATATCGTACGGATCGGTTTTAGTCGATATGACCCTTCCTCTAGGAATATCATATTGATAAAGCGATACGCCAAGTGTTAAAGCCCAAGCTTCACCATCTACTATTTGGATTCTGTCGCCATTCGACACAGAGCGCAACTCTGGTGCGGTAAGTCCTGATTCATCAGCACTAGAAACAAATAAATAATCATGCCCACCAGTAGATTCAAGCGCATCATTTAAAGCCGCGACTAGTTCTTCAGTTGTATCATAAGTAGCTGAAGAAACAATATCCATCTGGGAATGCACAACGCCTTCTATCGCAATGCGCCATTTTCTATTGTCTGGCATCATTCCGAACACAAAATAGTCGCCGTCGGTGACACGACCATCAGAAACGTTTACAACACCGGTTAAAGATGCGCCGTCAATGCTAAAACTAGCAGAGGTACCAGTATCACTTGTATCGACAAAAGTGCCAGAAGCGACCACGTAATCACTTGAAGATGAATCATAAAAACTATCGACTATTCTGTAGGTGGCACCATTGATTTTATCAAATACTCCTGATGTCTCGCTAAACGTCGAATTGCTTGTAATTTCAAGGTAATAACTCTTCTGTAAAGTACCGGTGTATACACCGCTAATAGTCAATGTGGCTTCCGTCGTCGGCGATGTTCCTTCTGCAGCTATATTATAAAAATCAGGCGTCGAAACACTAGCAGCATGAAATACAACTGGACTATCGGCAGTCGGAATCCTTAGTCGGATGCGGCCATAGTCGATTCCTGTGAATACTGGTATTCTTCCCCAACCATAAGACTTGTTCGACGAATCATCGATGCTTATGCTAACAAGTCCTGCAGGAGTAGAATTAGAATATTCCACACCGACTCTCATTACATAGCATGCGTCGCCGTCTTGCATGTACGCAAGAATAGCGAACATTAAACAGCTTTCTGCGAAGGGTTCGCCGAATGTGTTTATCGCAGATTCTGCGCTCGACACGAATGTTGGAATATTTAAAGGTCCTCTCTGCGCTGTGCCTATAAAGGCAGGGCGGAGCGGTCCTGGATTAGATGCTACTAGGGATAGATCTATCTCACGTGGGTATACGCCCGGTGAAAGATATACTGCCATTTTAGACTCCTGTGATGCTGCAGAGTATTATAACTTAAATTAGTTTTGACTAGAATTGCGTTTTTCTGAATCGAAAATTATCTTGATGATACCTTTTTTCTGAAGATTTTCTATCTGATCTGCGCGGAGGTGATCATACGGTAACATAGCATGCTTGCCGGGATTAAGTCTGATTTGTTGTTCATTTCGATAAAAACTAGTGCCAGGCGGTCTCATCTGCAAAGGAATCATTTGTTTGCTATTATTAATTATTCTAACCATTCTAACGGCTTTTGTCTTCGCTGGCACAGCATCTTGGTGGCTAGGCATCCTCACGATGCTCTGCTTAGTATTTCTGGCTGACTTTTTCTTATCGTCTTTCATTTCTTTATCCTAAAATTCGGCCGCTGTTTTCCGACATCACTCTGACAGAACCAAGAACAGTTGGTACTACTACTTCTGGCAAAGGCAACCACGCTTCACAAGAAAAAGCATAATCATATTTTACTTTGGCATTAGAGTCATTCGTTATTTCTTTGTCACTCGAGTCTGCCGAGCTGGTTAGCTTCATCTGAACATTTCCGACAATCTTACCATCATACATTCTAAGTTCTGCTAACGGGCTAAATCTTGTAAGCACCTGATATAATATATACTCGGCATCGCGTTTGTGCTCTGCCCAGACACCCATTTCATAACTAACTAAATATGGTATAGGACGATATTGCTTTGCAGCCAAAGAACCGTCTGTATTAAGATAGCGATGGCCCATGGGCAAGTATGATGGGCTGAATTTCTCTTTGAAAAACTCATGTCCGGTACGACTTATGGATGCGACAGGTAACTTGGTCCTACCATCTTTAAGATCACCTTTCCAAATTAATATGGATTTATTGCCACCAGCGATTTTTACCCTCATAAATCTATAAGCGTCCTTTGTCGGCACCCTGATGCCAGTCCAGTATTGCTTTACTGCCTCATCTAATGATCTGAAGCCAGGAATCAAATACTCCTGTACATATCCTGGAAAGCTATTATACTCATTTCCTATGAGTGGTTGCCTACCACCCTGGCTATCGCTGGTCTGGGATACAGCTGCTTGTCTTGGTAAACCAAAAGACACATTTTGTAAGGTCGATTGCCTTATTGAAGTATCAGAGTTAAAATCATAAATCGCCATATTTTTTTACCATTGAAATTAATGATTCGTCAGACAACGAATTAACATATTTTGTAATTTCATCTTTAGTCTTATCCGACTTCTCGATATCATCGTAATCCTTCTGGCCTGCTATAGTAGTTAAAACTTCGTCACCGTTAACTTTAGCATCTGTGAGTTTAAAATCAAATTCATAATCTTTTTTAATATCATCGACCAACGACTTGCCA